GAAGTTCTGATGCTGGGTGATCTTCTCACCTGCTCCGGCTTTGGCATACATGATCCGACCGCCTTGCAGGAATTGCACTGCAAGGTTGCCACAGTCACCTTCAACATAACCCGGCTCTTCCATGTCTGGCCCACCTGTTTCGTTCTCGACGGTGTAGTTCAATGATGACATTGAAAGCAGGTTCATGCGCTCCCACTCTTCGCTCTGCATGATGTCGCGGAGGTTGTTCAGCGAGTGCCAGAAAAGCGGAAGCCCTCGGCGTTGCTCTGGCCAGTAGCGGTCAAATACATGAAGAATAAATTTCTTTTCGATGAACTGCTTGTGCTTCCCGTCAATGTCACAAAGACAATAGGCGACAGGAATTGATGTGCCTGGATAATAAAAGATGCCGTCGTAGAGGTCATACCCAGCGTATTCGCCTGACTTTTGTATGCCGTCAGGAAGTTCTCCGCTGGAAATGCGATGCGATGGGATTTGCTGAATCTGAGGGTAACCGCTTTTTGTCTGCGTCGAATACTCGAATACCTCGCCGTCGCGGTCGATGCTCACCGAGTCAACGAACATGTCAGACGTGAAGTCCGCGATGTCGCCGATTATGTTGCAGATCGGATACCATTCATCTTTCAGCCAGAATTTTGCCGCGTCACCGAACTCTTTATCCTTGCCCTTGTAGGTCGGTAAGAATGCGTTGCCTACCGAGTAAATCCCGATTTGGTTCGATGCCCCGACCATCAACGGCGAGTTTAGATACAGCGTGCGGCTCGCCGATTGAAGAGTCTCTCGGTCATACTTTGTGACGATCTTGTGCAGATCGCGAAGGTTCCTTGCCTCGCTAGGTCTATCGCCACCTCCCAAGTTAGCGTGGCGGGATGCCCTGCGAGTATAATAGGATGTGGCTGCGTTTCCGTATTGGTCTAGTATCATAAGAAAGCGGCTTTTATTGTTCGATTGCCAGCAGAATCGCGGTCAATCATGCTCATGAGTATCTGCAATATCTGCAAACGATCAGCAGGTGTCGAGGTTGCTTTGCCTGAAAATGATTGGCCGTTGACTGTGGCAGATTCTACCTGTATGCCGCCGGTCGTCGATGTGATCGCTGTGGCTGCTGCTAAATACTCAGCTTTTTTAGCCTCAATCAACGTAGAATTTCCACGAATCGCGCGAAAAATTGCCTGAGCTTGTGAGAACGCCGATGCCATGCTCGATAGTTCATCGCTTAGTGGCGAAAGTCAAACAACAGTCATTTATCAAATGAGGGTTTCGCCTCTCGAATCAGTCTCCTCTCGATAGCATCGGCGACAATGATTCTTGATGCCTCGTATCGGTCGAGCATCAGGGAGTCTCCGCTTACTGCTCGCTCAAGTTCCGTTTTTGTCTCTGGGTCAATGTAAGTAGGGGTCAAATAGCGGGGTCTGATTTTTAAGGGTGGCGGCACTTGCTTTCCCTTCAAAGACACCCAGACCTTCTTTTCCTCTTCGTGGTAAATCGCTGATTCGTGGCGGCGGTCATTATCGCGTTTTTTAGTTTCAACGCGCCTGCTCCGATAAACTCCACGTTTTTTATTCATCGTCTTTTGGCGGTGTAAAGATCCGAAACATGAGCGCAGCCGCAATTTGATAAACCTCGGTGTCACGACCGTGGTTGGCTCCGTGCCTAACCCATTTCTTAATCTCCCGCCCTTTTGCGTCCTTTGCTGTCTCTAGCCGTTCTCCGTTCAGCTGCTTTGCGTAGCTGGGCGGTGCATCATCCTCCACTAGCCACTCAGCTCCTTCGCCAGACATGAGCCTTTGCAAAATGTATTGCATCGGCTCGGTGGCGATGTGCCAGCAGGTTGCGGGTTTCTTTTCCTTGGAAAGTGCCACCCAGCGTTTTGAATAAAGCCGAATTTCTTTTTTCGTATCGTTACCCTTTATAGGCCAGTCCCAGCCGCTTTTTCGGTTGCCGTCGCCTTTCATGCCCTGCCATCCATATTTTACAATAATGCCAGCCATGCGCTCTTGGTCGAAGCCAACATCTAGGAATGTGTGCCTCGGCTCGACGTTGTAGCGATCTCGGATCTCTTCGCATTCCTCGACGCTGTTTATGTAGCCGAAGAATAAGCCTTTTGATTCTCCACCCTGACACCATGCCCGGATGCGAAGCCAGAAATGATCGCCGCCGGCATCAATGGTGCAGAACCGTAAAGCCTCGCTGTCGATCTTCTGCCCTTCGGTGTAGTCAGCGCGGGTGTAGCCGCTGGCCTTCAGGATGATCTCGGATGCTTGGAGGTTGTCCGTCCATCCTCGCGCTCGGTCTTTCTGAGTCCATTGTTTGAGCGCGGTGTAGTCTCCGGATTTCGCTTGCTGGTCGGCAGACAACTTCCGCAGCACGTCATCGCCCCAAGGTTGCCACCAGACTGCCGTTCTGTCGGCATGAAATCCTTCATAGCCACGCTGTCCGGTGTCGCTTGTCAGAAGATAGCCGTCATTTTCCTGACAGGAATCATGCAGTTTTCGGCGCGTGGCGATATCATCCGCAAATTCGTGCTGACACCCAGCGCAGACCATGACAACCGCATCGGCTCGATCCTGATTCGTTCCGGTTTCTGGGTATTTCAACGATTCAAAAGCGAACGGCTGGGCGTGGTTGCATTCCGGGCATTTCCAGGCGAACTCCCACTTGCGGCATTTGTCATGCTCGGCGTGTAGCTCGCTTGTCATTCCGTGTCCGTCCTCGTTGGCGATCTCACCGCCTTGGGATACCAAAACAAACTTGCGGTTCTCGCGGTTGTGGCTCCGGGCGTTCCACTCGCGCACCATTCCATGTTTCCACTCCCATGCCTCGTCGCCGTGTCCGTGCGTGATGCTTACTTCTTGGAAGTTGCTGCGGTTGGCGCCACCTAGAACCATGAACATGTGCGGCCAGATGATCGCATCCCGGCGAACCGAGTTGCGAGCGTTCCGCGGCCAAAGGTGATCCAGCGGCTTGCACTTCTTGGCAGCTTTCAGAAATCTCGTCTCGCCCCATAGCTCGGCGTTCGGGTCGGTGATGGATGCGTAAAGCACCGAGCCGGGCGATTCCGACACGATCCAGCAGTTGATCGCCTCAAAGAATGTGCTTTTGCCTGTGCCGGTCGGCATTAAACAGACCATCTGCCTCGTCTCATAGTCGGCGTAATGCCCCATCGGTTTCCGCCACCAGCGAGTTTGCGACGGGTCGAACTTGTCGGAGCGTTCCGAGTTCTCAACATAGACATGCTCCGCGCACCAGTCCGCCGGGTGAAGGTCGGACGGTGCTTTCATGGCGCGGGCGAAAGTCTCGATCATGCTTAGTCTTTCTCAGGGTGTTCGTTCCAGAAATCGGAGGAAGTATTTGCCAGCACGTCTTGCAGCTCGCGGGTGCGGGCTTTGACAAGCGGCGTCGATTGCGAAAGTGTTAGTCCCAGGCACAAGGCTGGAATCTCGCGCTCATACCGGCGAAGATAAGACTGCATAGCCATGGCGATCCGAACCAGCAGTTCCTCGACCTCGGCTCGCGGAACTAGCTTCCCGCGCTCCTTGTCCCGCTTGATCTCCAGCAGGTCGATCTCGACCGCGACCTTTACCGCCAGCAACTCCTCCCGGCTCTTGCTCGGCTTGCCATCGAAATGCCCAGCGTCAGGGTTTGCCTCAAACCATCGGCGCCACTCTGCCAGCGGCTCTTTGCCGCCTACCTTGTCTGGCACGCTCTTCCCCTCTTTGCGCCACTGAGCAATCGTCTTGCGGTTGATACCGAAGATTTCAGCCAGTCGGGATGTCGTCACTGTCTCGGTGTCGTGTCCGGTCTTTTTTACTGGTGCTTTCTTTGCGCTCATGGTTTCTGGATGATCTGAGCCTTGCTCATCTTAGCTCCGCAGTCGATGCACAGCCAGTAGTCCTTGCACTCCACCGGCGTTCCGTATCGGCAGATCGGGCAGTCCGGCATATCGGCGAACGACTTCGGAGCGTGGAACGGCTGCCCGGCTGGGCTGTGCGCATCCTTGACGGTAGGGGTTGATTCGTAGCCTTTCACGCTCGTTACTTTGTTTCAATTCAGTTTTTGTGGGTTTTCCCCGGAGTCGGCAC